GTATTTCTGTTCAAGGAACAGGTGCTTTAACACTAGCAACAGCATAGAACTATGTCAGCAATAGATAACGCAAAAAAACATTTTGCAGAGCAAGATGTAAAAGTAATCGAAGTGCCTGAATGGGGTGAAGATGATAAGTCCTTAAAGATATACAGTAAGCCATTAACGCTAGCTGAAACTTCTAAACTTTACAAAATGAGTAAAGAAGATGATCTAACAATGATGGCTTATGTTCTTATCTACAAAGCATTAGATGAAAATGGAGATAAACTTTTTGATTTAGCAGATAAAAACGCTTTATTAAATAATGTTGATAGAGAGATATTAGTAGGTGTTGCACAACAAATCATGGGACAAGAGCCTATTGAGGAAACGAAAAAAAACTAATAAAGGATACTAATTTATATGTGCAATATGCACTAGCAGAAAAACTTGGAAAAACCTTAAAAGAGCTTCAAGAAATTAGTGTCCATGAATATCAAGGATGGATAGCTTACTTAGAGTTAGCTGAAGAGAAACGTAAACATGGCAAATAAAAAAGTAAAATTTGAATTAACAGCAGTAGATAAGACTAAAGCAGCTTTTGATAAAGTTACTAAAGGTCTAAAAGGTGTTGGTGGAGCTGCTGCAACTGCATCAAAGGGTGTAGTTGGTGTAGGTTTAGCTGCAACTGCTACTGCTGGTGCTTTAGCTATTCTTGTTCAAAAATCTTTTGATTTTATAGATGCTATTGGTAAAACTTCAACAATGACTGGTATTGCAACTTCAACTATTCAAGCATTTCATTTAGCAGCTAGAGAATCAGGAACAGATATTGAAGGTGCTAATAAAGCGCTTGTTAAATTTGCTAGAAGTGTTGGTGATGCTCAAAGAGGATTAAAAACACAACAAGATATCTTTAAAGCTATTAATGTTGAATTAGTAGATGCTGCTGGAAATTATAGATCTACTGATGAAATCTTAGCTGACACAGCAGATGGCATTTCTAATCTAGGATCACAAACTGAAAAAGCAACTGCATTAGCTAATCTATTTGGTAGACAGGGTATATTGCTAACAAGCGCAATAGAGGATTTATCTGAAAAAGGTTTAGACAAGTTTATTGAACGAGCAGAACGATTAGGTATTGTTTTAAGTGACAAAGTTATAAGAAGAACTGAGGAATTTAATGATGCTGTTGGTGTTGTAAAGATGCAGATTGGTTCTTTTGTTAATAATATTACGACATCATTCCTACCTATTTTTGAAGATATGCAAGAAAAAATTGCTGCTTTTATTCAACGTACTATAGATGAAGCTGGTGGTATGGATGCTTTAGCACTAAAAATAGCTAATGGAATTATAGAATTTGGAGCAAAATCCATAGAAACTTTTGGTAAATTTAGAGATGAATTTGCTTTAGTTGTTAGAGATACAAAAATTGGCATATTAGAGCTTGAAAATAGCTTTTTACAATTTATAAGAGGTGTTTTACGAGAATTGCCAAAGCAAATGGGTGATTTTACAGAACAAATTGATGGAATGTCTTGGTCTATTATTGGAAATAATAAAAAAATGAAAGACCTTAAAGATGAAACAACGTCTTTTGGTGAGGATGCAAAAAACACAGCAAACATAGTAAGAGGTTATAAATTAACATTAGATGATTTAAAAGATTCGTCAGATGGTTTAACTGACGGCACTAAAAACTCTGCCGATGCTATGTTTGATGCTATGAATCCTTTAACTGCATATAAAAATTCATTAGAAGATGTAGGTAAAACATTAGATACAATAGCGGTAAATTCAATGAAAAAATTTGAAGATTCTATAGTTGAAGGTTTAAAGAGTGGCAAATTAGCATTTAAAGATTTTGCAGATTATGTTGTAGAACAATTAATAAGAGTGGCAATACAGCAATTAGTTATTGCACAAATTACTGATCCATTTAGAAAGTTTTTAGGTGGTTTTGATTTATTTTCAGGTAGTTCAAGTAATAGTAAATCAACAGGTGGTAAGGTCAGTCTTGAAGGTGGTGGTTATACAGGTATGGGAGCAAGAGCTGGTGGTATAGATGGAAGA